TGCGGAGGACTGACAGAATTTAGATTAGGTACATAATAAGAGGGCTATAAAGTGGCAGATAAAAAATTTAATGAAAATATGATCCGTTGCTACATCAGGATAAAACGAGTCTTTTATCCGAAAGATGGGAGGGAGGTGGAGCCCGGCGGCTTCGCCACTTTCTCTGCCGAGGTGGTAAAAGTCAAGCAGGGAAATCCTATCATGAGCCGATACAGCGACCTCCGGCTAAAAGGAAACGTTCCTAGTCTCGATATGAATAAAACTTATTCGTTCTGTGGTGAGTACGTTCATCATGAAAAATTTGGTGATCAGTATAAAATCATCTACATGAATGAGTTTCAAGATATCACTGACCCGGAAGAGCAAAAAAGCTTTCTCCGTTTTATTTTGACTGACCATCAGTTTGAGATGCTCTATGAAGCATTCGACAATCCGTATGAGATTATCAAGAATGGTGATATCAAGTCTCTTTGTACTGTTAGTGGTATTACGGAAGGTCGAGCCAAGAAAATCATTGATGCCTATGAAAACAACATTGATAACAGTGAAGCATACACAAAGCTGATTGAGTATGGCTTGACTTCTAGTGCTATTGAAAAGCTTGTCCGTCAATATCATGGTGCAGACATTCTAGTGAGAAAGATTGAAGAGAATCCTTATGTTCTGATCGATGATGCGTATGGCATCGGCTGGAAAAAAGCTGACGCTCTTGCTTTGAATATGGGCTTAAAGCACAATTCGCAATTCAGAATCGAAGCTTATGTCATGCATTTTCTTGCCGCCCGTGCCGAAGAAGGTAACTCTATTATCCCGGCAAACCAGACAATCAATAGCTGTATTAAGGAACTTGATTTGAACGAGGGTGATCAAGAAGTCATCAAAAGGGCACTTTTCCATCTGCATGATGTCCGTGAAACGCTTTGGTGGAGTGATGACCGTCAGGAATTTGCTTTAACTAGAGTGTGGAATCTTGAAGATGAAATTGCAAAAGAAATTAAGCGACTGGCGGATGCACCTGTTGAGCCGATTGGTCGAAACATGGATGCAGCAATCAATGAAGCTGGGAATGCGCTTGGCATCGAGTATACTGAGGAGCAGAGAGATGCTATTAAAAAGGTATGCTCTAACAATATCGCTATCGTCACAGGTCTTGGTGGATGCGGTAAAAGTACAGTTGTGGCTGGCGTCCTAAAGGTTCTTCGTGGTAAGTCTTTCGCTCAGACTGCACTCTCTGGACGTGCCGCAGCTCGTATGCAGGAGATTACTGGTCAGGACGGTAAGACCATTCATCGTCTTCTTGGTTATGATATTGAGAATGGTGGTTTCATCCATAACAAGGACAATCCTCTTGAAGAAGATATTATCATTCTGGATGAGACCTCTATGGTTGGAGCTCAGTTGTTCTATGACTTGATTCAGGCAATCGAGACCGGAAAGCGATTCATCATGATTGGTGATGACGGCCAGCTTGAGAGTATTGGTATGTGCAACATCTTCAAGGATATGCTTGCATCTAAGGTTGTTCCTGTGGCTCGTTTGACTAAGATCCATCGTCAGGCAGCTAAATCTGCAATTATCACAGAGAGCATTAAGGTTCGTAATGCTACGCAGTTGATTCCTTATGGCTGGGCTGGTAATGAGATTCGTGGCGAACTTCGTGATTTGGAGCTTGATATCTATAAGGACGCAAGTGAGTCATTCAACCACATCATCAATCAGTACCGTACCTTATATAATAAGGTAGGGAATGATAGTGCGAAGATTCAGATTGTACTTCCACAGAAGCTGCGTGGTAGTATCTGTACTTATGAAGTCAATAACGCTATTCAGGAAATTGTGAATCCGAGTCGTGGCCAAGCAGAAGCAAAAGTTACAATCTACGGTGACGGTAAAGATAGAGCGTATACTCTGCGTGAGGGCGATCAGGTCATTATTAACAAGAATAACTATGAGCTTCACACATACAATCTCAAGACAAAGAAAAAGGAAGAGAAATGTCCGGTGTTCAACGGAAACCGTGGCATTATCCGAAAGATTGAGAGTAGTTTTATTCTGGTTGATTTTGACCAGTGGGGAACGATCTTCATTCCACATTATTTTGGTGGGAATAACATCTGGGCAACGCTTGAACTTGCTTATGCTTTAAGTTGTCATAAGTTGCAGGGCAGTGAGGCTCCGTATGTGATTGTTGGTATGGATAACTCTGCGTACCTAATGTTGACGAGAGAATGGCTCTATACGGCCATTACTCGTGCCAAGAAGTATTGTGTGATTTGTGCCGAAACTCATGCTCTTGATCGGGCTGTAAAGACTTCGAGAGTGCCATATAAGCGGACGTTTCTGAAGGAATTTTTACGGAAAGAATTTTCAGAAAAGCATTGACAATCATATTAGTATCCTGTATAATGTAGCTATAAGAAGTCTCTATCCCAGAGGCTTAAAATTTTCCCTATAGCTACGTGACACAGGATACAATGAAAGAACGGCTTGCTCATAACGACAAGCCTTTCTTTATTAAGTATAGCTAAGTAACACAGGATACGCAAGGAGGCTTTATGACAGATAAAGAGCTCATAGGTAAGCTTGATACAATGGTTAAGGCGTTGCAGAAAGCGAAGAAGAAGACGGATAAGACCCGCATTTTGCTGGATGCACGTAAGGATTTTGGAGACGAAGCTGACGAGCTGATGGCGTTTTTCCGATTCTTGCTTGACCCGGCAATTGTTACTGGCCTATCTGATGCAAAGATCAACAAGAAGGTAACTGCAAAGCAGGATATCGAAATTCAATATCTCAGCTGTGGATACCTTTATATTACGGGTGCTGGGCACAATACCGGCTCTGATGCATCCATCGCAACAATCCAGAATTATTTACATAAAAATCCTGAGTATGAAGAGTTTCTGAAGCGACTATTCACTAAGAACTTGCCGATTGGAGTCGAGGCAGCGACCATCAATAAAGTGTACGGCGAAGAAATTATTCCTGTCTGGGAGGTTCAACAGGGATACCCGATTGATAAGGTTAAGCTGAAGGATGGTATTTGGTTCAGTTTAAGCCAGAAGATGAATGGAAATAGGGGCACCATGTATAAAGGCGAGCTCATCTCTCGGCAGGCTCAGAAGTTTAAGGGACTCGACCATATAAAGAATGACCTGCTCGCTCTATACGATGAAGACGCCTCAAGGCGAGATGCGTGGGTGTTTGATGGTGAGCTGATCTATAAGAACCCAGAAAGAATGTTGGACGGAGAGGCTTTTCGTTATGGCACTGGCCTACTTAATTCTGACAACAAGGACAAGACTGGAATCAAATTTGTGATTTTTGATGTGATTCCTGTTGTAGAGTTCGACCGTGGAAAGTGTACTATCCCATATAAAATTCGCCGTATTGGGTTAAATTGTCTTCGCGCAGAGATTACTCGCAAGAACCTTGAAAACATCGAAATTGTTCCAATGGTATATGAAGGTACTGACCAGAGTGTGATCCCGAAGTGGCTTGATTATGCTGTCGAACATGATTGGGAAGGTCTTATGTTGAACACGGACGTCCCTTATCGCCGGGCTCGTCACAACGGATGTCTCAAAATCAAGCGATTCTACACTGTTGATCTTCGTATTACTGCAATTGAAGAGGGTCAGAACCGTCTGGCTGGTACGATGGGCGCTCTGGTTGTTGATTACAAGGGTAACGAGCTTCGTGTTGGTTCCGGTTTTGATGACGCTACGAGAGCTACTGTGTGGGAAAATCCTGATGATTACATTGGCAAGATTGTCGAGTGCAAGTATAAAGAGGTCAGCTGCGATAAAAAGACTGGCGCTGAGTCTCTGCAATTCCCGACGTTTGTAAGATTTAGAGATGACAAGAACGAGGTGTCTTATGGCTGATGTTAGGTTGATTGACGCAAATGCTTTGCTTGACCGAAATAATTGGACAATCAAGCAATACAGTGAAAAAGAAGCCGATGCTTGGCGAGACGGTATTGCTCTCATGAAGAAAAATATTGAAAACGCTCCGACAATTGACGCGGAATCTCTGCGGCCTAGAGGATATTGGATTCGGCGTAAAGATCGATACGATGGGGCATGGAGTTGCTCAATCTGTGGGAATGCTGTAGGACCAGTCATAGCCCTATGTTCAAAATACTGTCTAAATTGCGGAGCAAAAATGAGGTAAATATGCCTAAAAATAAGCTAAAAGATTCCTTTTATTGGATGGGCAAAAATGGGCAAGAATGCAATGTGGATTTGTTATCCGAGCGTGTAAGCCGTTATATCAATAAAGCTAAAAATAATCTCAAGAAGACCCAGAAGGGTAAAGGAGAATTTTGCTTTATTGCTGGCAAAGAATCACTTGTTATTGGAGTAGTAAACGAAAAGGGAGAACGCTCAATCTTTGTTATGAGAGATTATTGGGAAGCCGATTATTATCCTGACTGCGGATGGATTAAAATGGAGAGTAAAGATGAATCTTTCAAAGAAAACGATTAAACATATTCTTCGGATTCTGGATAACAAATGTGTTGAAGTTCCTACAAAGACATCTGCTTATAGCAATGGTGGACGTAGAATTTTGACTCGTGATTTTGAACCAAAGGTGTCACACGGAATGAATGGCTGGCAACGAATCGTTTATGTGCCGTCCGAAGGATATTTCTACGGAATTTATAACGGAAAATCTGAAGAAGATTGGGACATTCCAGATATCTGGTCTCCTGCACAGCTTGCTGATTTGTGAGGTTTTATAATGTTTATTTTAACGCAGCATCGAACCGAGGTTGTTGATACTAGTAAATGTTTTGGAATTTGTATTGTAGAAGATTCGGCAGTTATTAGAGCGTATGGTAATAATACAAATGATTGGATAATGCTTGGTTTCTACGAAACAAGAAAACGAGCAAAAGAAGTAATTCAAGAGATTAACGTTGCTCTTTGTGAGAACCGTGTTAGTTTCGATATGCCGGAGGACTAAAATGCTACTTTTAACGCAAGGCGGAGAAATTATAAATCTTGACCGTATGGCAATCATTGATACCGCAAGCCTTAATGTTTATGCAAGACAGGGCATGGGTGAGCGTGGAATTATTCTTGGTAGTTATAACTCCGAGAGTAGATGCTATGACGTTATTGCAGAAATTTATGACGAATATGCACATGGACAGGATATGTATTCCATGCCGAAGGATTAACGATGAATGATTTTCAGAAAATCTCCATCCCAAAGAAAGAACGACTCGAAGTTCAACTTACCGATGGCACAGAAGAACACAATATATTGTACATAATTACATCTCTAGCCACTATTAAAGGTGCTGAGATTTTTAAAAATTTTCGTTTGTATTCTGTAGGCTCCGCCGGGGAGCTCAACTTATTAGAGAAGCGAGACGGCGATCCCTACTTTGATAAGCTGAAAGGAACAGAATATGAGTAATTCGATGAATCGAGAAGACCGACGCAGAGAACAGCGTAAGGCACGAATCCTTGCCCGGCGAATCAAGAAGGCCGGTGGTCCCGACTTTCTGGTCGGAATGCCAGCAGAGGAATGGGAGCCAAAGATTGGTGATGAAGTCACTATCAAGGTAAAGAGAATTCAAGGAAAGAAGGATTTCTTTAAGATGAGTCCTCAATATCAGGACTTTATCAATAGCCTTGAGGACGGAAAACCTTACAAAATCACCAGTACCGGCATGAAGGGTCAGGTTTACGGCATTGACGCACATCCTTATTTTCAGATTTGGAAGGGTGATATGGAACCCTACAAGGAGCCCTAATGAAGATGTACTTCAGGACGGACTATTATGCCGATGTTGGCATAGATGAAGTCGTTCGGCTTCAAAGAGGAATTACATACGAAGTGGTTTCAGAAACTGAATTTTTTTATTTTATCGTAACTGATAATGAATCATTCAGAAAAATGCTAAACATTGTCATGATTCCCAAAGAAGACCTTGAAGATGATGTATATGTCGTGACTGGTAAGAGCGAAAAACTTAAGGAAGGAGGTGGGGCGATATGATTGGTATTGACCATCGTGAGCAGGGTCGTAAGGAACGAGCCCTTGCAGAATATTACAGAACCTTGGCTAGATATCCTACTGAGTGTGGAGATCCGATTACATATCAGTTGTCAGAAGAGCAGCTTAAACAGGTTCTTTGTGGAGAGGTTACTGTTGATGAATTGATTGGAAGAGGTGAGGTAAGTGAGAGACAGGATTAAGATGTGGATCGCTTTCATTAAGATTTTTAAAGATTATCTTATTGCGGTCGGAATCATGATTGCGTTGTGGCTGCTGTCTTGCCTTATCAAATATGGGATTTCAGTATCCAGTTTTCCAGATTGGTTTAAGTTTGCACTTCTAAAGTAATGGAGGATTAAATGGTAACCGATATTCTTAACAGAGAAATTCATGTTGGCGACACAGTTCTTAGAGCTAGAACTCAAAAAAGTCGAGGAGTTCTTTGGAGTATTCATAAAGTTGTCGCCATTATGAACGTAATGATTAAAGTTCAAGATGGTCAGTACACTTTAAATGTCGCACAAAAAAATTGCATTGTAATTGGTGAGAATGACATTCCTGAAAACTGGTGTGATGAAGATTAAGGAGAATAAATATGACTGTTGATTTGATTGCATATTCCCGGCGGCCGGGATTTCAAGAGGACCAGAACCCGCTGAGTATCGTAGAGGAAGCGGCGAGTATCTGTTATGATTCGCAGCCAACAGAGACTTTCCGGATCGCTAAGGGATGTAAAGCAACCGGGCATCAGAGTGTACTTGAACATATCTCATTTACATTCTGTGTGACTGGTGTAAGCCGAGCACTTCTAGCTCAGTTGAGTCGTCATCGGCATATCAGTCTGAGCGTGCGCAGCCAGCGTTACTGCTCGGAGGATAATTTTAATTATGTCAATCCGTTTGGTGAGCAACATGGCGGCGACGTATTTGACGATATGATGAGCAATATTGCTAATGATTACAAGCTGCTTAAAAATCTCGGTGCTACCAATGAAGACGCTCGTGCTGTTCTGCCGAATGCCTGCTGCACTGAGTTCTATGTCACCATCAATGCTCGGTCGCTGATTGAAATGAGTCACCTGCGACTTTGTACTCGCGCCCAAGCAGAAATCCGATCCATGTTTACCATGATGAAGAAAGCTGTCGCCACAATTTGTCCTGAACTTGCCGCATGGATGGTTCCGAGCTGTGAGGCTAATCCGAAGTATCCGTTCTGCCCAGAGGGTCGTGGTTGTTGTGGTCGTCACCCTCGGTTGGCAGATGTTTATAAGCCTATTGAAAAAAATAAGGAGGTTATTGATGGAAACACTTGATGAAATTAAGAAGAACGTAGACCATCCGTCTCACTACGGCGGTGCAGACAATCCCTACGAAGCAATTAAAGTGTTGCGAGAATGGCAGCTGGACAAGGATGCTTATCTTTGGAATGTTGGCAAGTATCTGAGTAGGGCAGGACACAAAGATGGCAATTCTCAGCTTCAAGATTTGACGAAGGCACGTTGGTATTTGGACTATAAAATCCGGCTTTTAGAGGAACAGCAGAAGGTTGCTGAAAGTGTCGCAGATACGCTCAAGAAGATTCCTGATAAGGTTAATGATAAGCTGGCTACGATTCCAAAGAAGGACATTAACGATTATCTTCCTAATTTGGTTTGTCGCCATGATGATTCATTCAAAGAAAAGCTGGCAGAAGCAGAGCCGATGTGCAACATCGAAACTGCCGTAGTTCCTGATTGTGCCGATGAGGTCAAGTTTTAAGAGGTTTACATAAATGAGATACAACTGGAAGTTATCTATTATCGTTATTTGTGTCGTGTTGATTTCCATTCTTGGCATGACCTTTATGGTGCAGGGGCCTAAGAACACGGCCATCTCTTATGAAGAGCAGATTCAGGAAGCTAAGTCTGGCATTGGAAATCAGGAGAAGCGCAGAGCTGATCTGATTCCAAATCTGGTTGAAACCGTCAAGGCTTATGATCAACATGAGTATCAGACTTTGATGGACGTTGTGAATGCTCGTGGCACTTCCGGCCAGACCGCTCAAGAAATTACGACTCAGATTGCAGCTATTGCGGAAGCATATCCTGAACTGAAGTCAAGTGATAACTACAAAGAGCTTATGAATGAGCTATCCGTCACTGAAAATTTGATTGCAAACTATCGTGGCGATTACAATCGTGTCGTGAAAGAATATAAGCAGAGCGTTCGTAAGTTTCCGAACTCCTTTCTGCTGGGTCTGACTGGATATGAGGTTCAGAATTATGAGTATCTGTCCTATGAGGGGAATGAGGCGGCACCGGCAGTCGGTGACCTTTTTGGAAATCGGTAATGCCGAAATTACTTATCGTGAATTGATCGTCAGTGTTGGTATTGTGTTTATTATGCTGATACTTGGTAGCGTTATCGCTGGAAATATCACCAGAGATTCGCTTGAGCAGAAAAAAGAATATAATACAGCAATTTCGATTGAGTCCGAAAATATGTTCGATTATGGAATGAGAACCAACGTAGGTAATGCGTTTTGCCAAGGCGCACTAGAAGCAGTAGATACTGTAAGCGATCCACGTATCGACGGTCAGTGGATGTATATCTATTGCGAAGAAAAGCATTACACGATGCATACACGAACTGTCACTACTACGGATAGCAAAGGCCATACAAAAACAAGAGTCGAAACGTACTGGACTTGGGATTATTACAGTTCTGAAGAACACAATTCTAAGAATATTACGTTTCTTGGCAAAGAATTTGAGTATGGTGACATTAAGATGCCATCCAGCAAGTACCTGACTACGGTACAAGTCAGTTCTCATGTAAAGTTCGAGTTTTATGTCAAAGATGTTCATTATGATGGTACATTATACGCGAATTTGAGCGATAAAAGTATACATAATGCGCAGTTCATTAAGGATAAAAACATCGAAGAAGCACGAGACTATATGATTTCTGCAGCTGGTACACGAGTGATTTGGTTTTATGTATTCTGGATCGTATTGATTGTAGCTATGGTCGGAGTTTTTTATGTGGCCGAAAATCGTTGGTTGGAAGATTAAGAGGTGATTGCATGGAATATGTGATTAAACGCGATGGAACGAAAGTTCCTTTTGACAAAAATAAGATTGTAAATGCGATTGAGAAGGCGATGACCTGTACGCCGGGTGGTATCGACGCTCGTGTGTCGAATGCGATTGCTGACTATGTCGCAGACATGCCGGACATTCTTTCTGTTGAGCAGATTCAGGATATCGTAGTGGACAGTCTAGCAAATAGCCCGTTCATTGATGTTGCAGATGCATATAGTCAGTGGCGGCAGTATCGTCAGGAAATTCGAGATAAAGAGAAAACCAACGCAAGTATTCTTGAAATTCTTGATGCTCAGAACGACGCAATCAATCAGGAAAACAGTAATAAGAACGCAACCATCAATAGCACGCAACGTGATTACATGGCCGGAGAGGTATCTAAGGAACTAACTGACAGACTTCTACTTCCAAAGGATATCCGAGATGCACACAAAAATGGTTTAATTCATGTGCATGATAAAGATTATTTTGTGATGCACTGCCATAATTGCGATCTGGTCAATCTGGAAGATATGCTCCAGAACGGCACCGTCATCTCCGGCACCTATATCGAGAAGCCCCACAGCTTTTCCACCGCCTGCAACATTGCCACCCAGATCATTGCACAGGTGGCTTCGATGCAATTTGGAGGTCAGAGTATTACACTTTCACATCTGGCTCCATTCGTAGATGTTTCCCGCAAGAAGATCACAAGTGAAGTACACCAAGAATTTTACGAGATGGTTCAGAGTAATGAAATCGATAAGATGCCGGAGTCTGAAACTATCAATCGAATTGTAGAAGAGCGTTTACATAAAGAAATTGCTCGTGGCGTGCAGACCATCCAGTATCAGGTTGTCACTTTGATGACGACAAACGGTCAGGCCCCTTTTATCACCGTGTTTATGTACCTTGATGAAGTTCCAGAAGGTCAGACTCGTGATGATTTGGCTCTAATTGTTGAAGAAGTATTAAAACAGCGCATTCAGGGTGTAAAGAATGAAGTTGGTGTATGGGTCACTCCGGCCTTCCCAAAGCTCATTTATGCTCTTGATGAGGATAATATTTATCCTGATTCTAAGTATTATTACCTGACTGAGCTGGCAGCTAAGTGTACTGCCAAGCGAATGGTTCCTGATTATATTTCCGCAAAGGTTATGAAGGAGCTTAAAGGCGGTGTGTGGCCTAGCATGGGCTGTAGATCCTTCCTTACTCCTGACCGCACCACTGAGAACGTAGCTAATGCCAAGAATTGGGTTAAGGGGCATAAGTATTATGGCCGCTTTAACCAGGGTGTGGTCACTATCAATCTGGTAGATGTGGCTTGCAGTTCAGAAGGGGACAAGGATAAATTCTGGAAAATCTTTGATGAACGACTCGAATTGTGTCATCGAGCTCTACAGATTCGTCACAAGCGTCTACTCGGCACTCCTTCTGATATGGCCCCTATCCTGTGGCAGTACGGTGCATTAGCTCGTCTAAAGAAGGGCGAGAAGATCGACAAGTTGCTCTTCGGCGGCTACTCCACCATCAGCCTGGGTTATGCCGGTCTGTATGAGTGTGTGAAGTATATGACCGGCAAGAGCCACACCGATCCTGATGCTAAACCTTTTGCTCTCGAAATTATGCAGCACATGAATGATAAGTGTAACGAGTGGAAGGCCGCTGAAAACATCGATTACTCCCTGTATGGTACTCCTTTGGAGTCCACTACATATGAATTTGCACGTTGCTTGCAGAAGCGGTTCGGTATGATTCCAGATGTTACTGACCATGACTACGTAACAAATTCTTATCATGTCGTTGTCCGTGAACATATCGATGCTTTCACTAAGCTAAAGTTTGAGAGCGAGTTCCAGAAGCTTTCTCCCGGAGGGGCGATTAGCTATATCGAGGTGCCAAATCTGCAGCAGAACATTCCTGCGGTGCTTAGTGTTATGCAGTTCATTTACGACAACATCATGTATGCGGAGCTGAACACCAAGTCCGACTACTGCCAGTGCTGTGGTTACGACGGCGAAATTAAAATTGTAGAAGATGAGAAAAACCACAAGCTTGTATGGGAGTGCCCGAATTGTGGTAATCGTGACCAGAACAAAATGAATGTCGTAAGACGTACTTGCGGTTACCTGGGAACTAATTTTTGGAATCAGGGGCGCACTCAGGAAATCAGAGATCGAGTGGTCCATCTGAGCGACAATTAAATAACGTATAAGTGGTGGGTTGGTGGGATTAAATATACATGGACAGACTAAGCAAGAAGCTGCAAGAAGAGAAAGATAAAGAATCCAAGGTCATGAAATATTACCATTATAAGGACATGGATATTAAAACGCCTTATTGGTTTCTGTATCCGCTTCTTATTGCTATGTATTGGGTAGAAAGATTTCGTACTAAGATCGAAATGTTTCGCCGCAAAAAGCTGAATAAATGGAGCGACAAGCGAACTGACCGTATCCTAAAATATGTGTTCCCAAAAGCGTGCAAGGTAAACACTTTAAACAACAGTTTTTATTTTACTTGCCGTGACAACGCATATCTTCTTCATTGGTCACTATGGAGTAGGCCATGGGATTGGTATTACTGTAACCTTCATAATGTTGAAATTCTAAATTATCTTGCGTGGGATTTTGAAATGCCCGGATATATGAAAACAACAGAGGAAGAAGAGGATTATCCAGATAACTGGATTACGGTTATATTCAAAAAGGAGCTATAAAATGAAAATTCTAAAACAAAAAATTAACGAGATGGTGAATTTTGATTCTTTAGCTGGTGGTGAACCATTTTATTTTGAAGATAATTTGTGGATTAAGGCGAAGAATTATAGAGATTGTGATTTAAATACAGTCCGGGTCTCGGATGGATTGTTGACTACACTTGAAAATAATCCATTGGTTGAAGTTGCTCACGTTCATGTTGAAGATGATAAAGACGATTAAAGGAAGGTGATTAACATAGAAGCATGGAAGAGTTTCTTTAAGGCACTTGGTTCTTTTCTCGGAATCATTCTGATTCTGGCGGCTACATATTTTACCTCGTGGATTATCACGATTGGTATCATCTGGCTGATTTTCAAGCTGCTGAATATCACTTTTACCGTTAAAGTGGCGACAGGCATCTGGCTGGCTCTAGTTCTTATGGAACGATTCATTAAGGGTAGCCAAGGAAAGTAAATAACAAGCAGGGTGGGTGTGGTGGCATGAAAGGGTGTGATGTATATAGATATCCAAAGACAGTGGGCAATGCCAAACAAGAATACATTTGATATAAAGCCAATTAAGGAGCTGATTCAGTCAGAACTAACCAATGGGATATGGATCGACCCGTTTGCTAATCAAAATAAGCTTGCAACAGTTACGAATGATCTAAATCCTGTGTTTGATACGGACTATCATATGGACGCTCTCGATTTTCTGAAGATTTTTGGCGATAGTTCTGTGGATGGCGTCCTATATGATCCTCCGTATTCTCCACGACAAGTAACGGAGTGCTATCAAGGCATCGGTATGAATGTCACGAATGAAACAACTCGTGCATCGTTCTGGGGAAACCAAAAGAAGGAAATATCCAGAATTGTAAAGTCCGGCGGTAAGGTTATCACGTTTGGTTGGAACTCCGGTGGTATCGGACGTAAATATGGATTTGAGATTACTCGCATTCTTTTAGTCCCACATGGCGGATGGCACAACGATACAATTTGTACGGTTGAAGTAAAAGTAGCATAAGGAGGGTTCATGTTTGAGTGAACATTATGCAATTGTTTTTGATTTTATGTGGCTTATATTCAAATATTTTAATGTTACTAAAGAGGATATAAAGATGATTGTAGAAGATATCGAATCTTTTAAATAAGGAGAATTATATGGATTATTGGTCTGTTGAAGTAATGTACTACGATGATGGACATCAGGCGTTCAATACATATATGGTCAAAGCGCAGGATCAAAACGATGCCATGAACAAAGCACATCATCGTTTTGAAAAATCTCATCCCGGTATGAGCTGCATGGTTCAGAATGTAGAAAAGGCAGGTGACTGAGGTGGACTTTAAATGTAAGTGTGGCAGTAAATCTTTCTTTATCCAGAGCAAAGGAAATCAGATTGGATTGTATTGTTCTGTTTGTGGCAAGTGGCAGAAATGGCTAACTAAGAATGAAGTAAGACAGTTTGAGTACGAGACGAATACATTGGACTCAAAAGACAACAATCCAGAAGATGATTTTTATGAAAAATTCGCCTTAACTCCATGGGGTTGCCTACACTGTGCCTTTAGAGATTTTGGACTAGACCTTCCTGAAATTCCTGGTAAGATGGCCGATGCTCTTATAGAAGATTTCTTCGAGATTATGAAAAAACACGGATTGTGGAGAAAGAGTAAGAATGATTGAAAACATTGAACACAAAAACAATCAAAATAACCAGACAGATTTGTACAATCGACTACTGGCTAGAATCAGCCAAAGCGCTATTAGAGTATCAACCGTGAAAGAGCCTCATACTTATATGAAAGCAGTTGGAACAAATGAGCTCAAACGAATTCTAGCGGAAGAATTTAATATCCAATAAAAGTGCCGTTTTATCGTGAAATTCTATTAAATTTATAACGTAGATACGTTAAATAACAGGAGACAAAATGAAGAAGTGGACAGAAAAGCTGCTTGAAGCTGAAGGATACGAGATCCGAAATGTACAAATCAAGAATGTTAGCCTTAACATGGCCGATCATGGAGTTTTGACTTCTGATTTGACGTTGGATGGTCATGGATGGGGCGTTTGCTATGGAGGATATGTTCTTGGTAAAGGATATGTAGGAGCAAAAACTTTCAAAGGATATGCTTCTGGTATGGAAGCCATCATGCGAATCATGGACACTGTTGGCTGCGATAAGTACGAGAACATGAAAGACAAGTATATCCGTGTGGCAACTAAAGGCGGGGGTAGTACAGTAAAAATTATCGGCAATATTCTTGAGGATAAGTGGTTTGATTATGAATCTTTCTTTGATGATATGAAAAACGACACTGCCGATGATAAGGGTACTGAGGTAATATGGAGAAGAAATACGTAAAAATCTTTAAATGCCGTGGATGCAATCGCAATATCATTAAAAATGATGTTGATTTATCTATTGCTGAGAAATGGACTCTTTCAGGAATGTTTCAAAATGGGTGTAAACCCGTTGAAGTGTCTGGCGGGTCTAGGCTTTCTGGACAGAACAAATTCCTGCTTCATCGGTGTGATCCAGAAAAGCTTTGTATTTGTGATTTCATTGGATGGAAAGAAATCGAGGCTAAAAATGATTAACGATCCTTTTGCAGAAGATGGTATCGTCTCCTGTCAGTGCTGTGGCAGTGGTGAGTACCTTTATAACGAAGATGGAAACCAGAACGGCTACTGCGGAAATTGCGGAGCTAGAATCGACTGGCCGGAGGACGACAATAAACGCTGGCGTAAAGTTTCGAGCGAAACTCCGTATGTGAGTCCATCTGTGATGTGTTCTGATGATGTTGAAGTAAAATTCAAAGACGGTCATACATCAGTCGGATTTATCTCGTTTGATGGTCGATGGTTTGACCATGATTGCGATGAGATTAAAAGACCAGATTGTTGGAGACCATTAGAAGATAATAACTAAAATTCCGCTTTTAACAGAAAGGAAAAGTATGTTTAAGACTTTCAAAAATACTGCCGTATGCGTACTTCTAGCAGCGATTATACTGACTGGATGCAGTACAAGTGTGAAAGACTCAGTAGGGAATGTAGCCAAAGAGAATGACTGGTTCTATCGTATTGTTGACACTCCTGTGGTGTACGACAAGGATACACACGTTATGTATTACTTGTTCAGTAAAAGTGGAGGCAACCATGCTTACGGCTACATGTCTCCTTATTATAATGAGCACGGTCAGATGTGCTACTACGTTGATGGTCAGATTATTCCTGTCGAGGAGGTGTTAATCGATGTGGACTGAGATTGCTTGGCTTATGACCAAGGCTTATATTATTTTGATTTTTACAGCAACTATGATTCGCTCTGAACAGATTCTGTATGATGCCTCTACATATATTTTCCGAGGTGATAGGAAGAACGGAATGTATGGCTGTATTGTGACGAATATTTTTATTATCGTATATGCGAGTCT